CTTCCACTGGTTCATCCTTTGGTGTTACCACCTCTGGAGTTACCTCTGGTGTTACTTCCGCTTCTGGTGCTTTTAGGATTTTTTCCATCGTATTTTTGTAGCCCCGTCAGGCATCAGTTAAAGCTAATATACTGTGAGCATCTCCCATCTTGGAGTTGAATCGCTGAGAGCGATTTGATTGAGATTAGAGAAGCGGTGATACAACTCCAATCTCAGTCAAATAGCCCTCTGACTCACCTGTTCACCTTTTTCTTGCCATTGCTTTTAGTTTAGTTTCAATTATATCGGTCATATAAATGAGTGACTTCCCTACTATTAAGTCAGTGGATGATGTGGCTCGTACAAGACCTTTTTCTTGTGCTTGCCATAGTAGTTCTGCTTTTAGAACCTTCCATAGATTTGAATTAAGCAATGTCAATGATTGTTCTTGAAGCACTTTCACCTGTGCATCCGTTAGTTGGCTTCCTTTGTGTTTCCAAACATCACCTTTGGTTGGACTGTTCGATAAGGCGATGCTCAGAATTTCGTCTTCTGTTGGGAGGTTGATGATTCCTTCTATTTGGAATTTAAGTGCAACCTCTTGCAAGATTTCGTCATCTGATTTTGCCATACTATTTTCGTTTATATTTTGTTTTTGGCTTCGTGGTTTGCTTAAGTTTACCTCCCATTGCTAGGCGTTTTTGTAAACGAACTTTAGGTGTTTTAGATTTCATAATTATTTTTTAGATGTAACCTTTACCTTTGCTTTTGCTTCCTCTACTAAAATCTTTGCAGCTTTTACTTCACCTGGTACTTCTGCATCTTCTTTTACTTCAACAAACTTTCCGTTCACTTTGTAAATGAATTTAACTTCAGCTTCAGCTTTTGGCTTTCGTCCTTTGAAGTCATAGAAAGAACCAGTAACAACTTTGTCACTTTCTACTCTAATAAGACCACCAATTCGGTCATACTCAGCAAGTAGGGATTCTGGTTTGAAGTTTCCTTCTCCATCTGCAACACCACCATTGAGTTCACCTCGGTCGTTTGGAGAACCTTCAAGAGCACGGGTTACTTTTTCCATGTTCATTAGGGTATACTTTCCAACTTTCATTGTTTTTTCCATATTGATTAGTTATTTATATACTTTAATAATATCACACCTCTATCCAGCCATAGGTGTAGCCGTAGCTGTAGCCGTATTCTGAGCTTGCTGACCAAACTGGGTCTGCTTTGCATCAGCTGGAGCTTGAGGAACTGCATCTTCTTCCTTCTTCATAATCTCCTCCGTTTCCGAACGGAATGTAGCGTATAGAGTCTTTCGAGTTAAGTCTTCCAGTGAGACAAATGGATTATCTGCAAATTGAGCATAAATCTGAGACATAATTGCTTGTCGGTATTCCTCGTTTTCTGGGAACATCTTTTTTGGTTCTACACGAGTCAAATACTTAAATCGTGAGAACAACTCTGGGTTTACCCTGTAAATGTGTTTCTTTACGTTAGGGTATCCTGATTCTTCTAGGAGCGACATAGATTGTCGTTGCTTTTCTTTCTTTGTCATATCACGCCCTAGTAGACTTTCATCAAAGCGGATTACCTTAGAGACTTCACGACCATTGACTGTCTTATTGTTCAAGGTCAATGTCTTATACTTTAGTCGAGCTGTCTCTCCCATAATCTCATCTACTTGTGGTACAACCAAGTTGTTAATAGCAATGTCTTTCATTAAATCACCATATTGCACAACTGATTCAGCCAGATTCTTACCTACTCCTTCAAGCATTACTTGAGCGTTCTTGTTTGCAATAGCAACCGATGTAGCCTTTTGAGAAGCCTGTGGAAGCTGTCCAGAAGTTGTCTGAGACACTCCTGACTCATTCATTGATTCTTCTGTCTTTGCCATTGCAGAAAAGATACCTCCAAGGTTAGCTTGTGGAAGTAGCGGTACGACCTTTGTATTAGGGTCTTCAAAGGTAACAACTGCTGATGGGAAGATAACGTCTGAGTCTACTTGGTCACTACCAGAAATAGCTACAGGCATGTTGGCATCAAGGAAGGCTCGGTTCATACCAATCTGGTACTGAGCATCAAGGAGCTGGTTATCCCAGTACTGAGTGTTCATCAAAGACTTGTAGTAATAGAAATGCTCGTTTACTCGTTGGTATCCGTAAGGGACAACATTGTATTTTGGAGCACCCTTGTTGTCTCGATGTCTTATAGGATTCCATTCGACATCTGTCATGTTACCCATGTAGATTCCAGCAAGGAAACACACCTCAGTATCTTCTCGACGATTCCTGTAGGTAACTTCTTCTACCATTGAAGGGTGGTCACTGTCATATACATCATAGAATAAGCCATCTGAGTCAGATAGTACGGTATTCATGCCAGCTCGTACAAAGTCCCAGTTTGGGTGCTTTCCATACTTTGCTTTTGCTTCTGAGTATTCAATAAAGCGTTTTTGAATATTGAAACGGTGCTTTTGGATATTTTGCTCGTAGGCGTTAGAGATAAGGACATCAGTGGCTCCATATACAGGAGCTTGGAAGCCTGAAAGCACCTCATCAATGACTTCTTCTTTAATGTACATTCCTGTATCAGTTTTGGTCTTAATAGTCTGGAATACATCTGCAAAGTCAGCAGCCATGTAGGTTACTGGGTTTACTAACATACCCATTGCTGCTTGAAGGAATGAAGATTTGTATTGTGAGTTGGTAATCATCCATTCTACGGTATCTTTCATCATTTCTGAGAAATCCATATCCTCCTCATCATCATCATTTTGAGCTACATACTCAGGAATAATATACCCAGCAGTAAGCTGTGCATGTAGAGCGATTGCTTGGTTACGTGCCTTACTCCTAGTACCACGCCATTGCCATGCGGTAGCAGGGTCTTCTATTGTTTCATCAACAAAAGCATTAAAGGTACGCTTACCTCGGTCTTGGTCTTCTTCAATAGACCTGTTATTGAGTTCTACCCAGTTACGGTGAAGGATGTCTTCTCCAGACTGGATATCAGCCCGAACAAAAGTCGTAAAGTCAGCAACTTCCTTAGAAGGTTGATAGCTGGATATAGGGGTTTTTCCTTTAGTGATTTCTCCAAGCATATGTAATTAGTATACCCCTCACCTGGTATTTGATTTTAATAGTAGCATACTTTATAAAAGACAATACTATCCTCGTTTATTAAAGCCAGTAAAGTTGGGTTTTCTGATGACTGCTTTGTTATGTCCTTTTTTGCCGTCTACCATCATAAGGACATATCGTAATGCATCGAGTGCATCATCATTCTCTTTTACAGGGTTCTCATCTACCTTAGCCTTGCTACCCTTGTCTCCATAAGAATATGTCTCAAACTCAAAGACAAGGTTCTCACAACTCTCATGGACAAAAAGACGATTGGCCTTTAGAAGCTCACGGACAATATTAATTCCGTTCTTTACAGAGTTTGGTCCTTTAATAACCTCTCGGACATTACAGCCAGCTTTCTTTAGTTCTTCTATACCTCCAGGGTTAGCTGGGTCTGGATATACTGCATGCGCCTTTTCTGCTGCGGCTACTTCAGCTATTTCAGCATCAGTTTTCCCTGTTTTGTACCATTCAGTTTCAACAAAGAAGATACCATCAGATGTCTCTTTGATATTAAGGATAGCAGCAGGGTGAACAAAGCCGAAGTCAACTCCTTGGTACTTACGAGCAATAGTCTGTCCTTTAGAAAGCAGCCAGTCATCCATTGTGCCTTTAACAATGTATTCTGAGCGTTTGAACTCCTTATATACGAGTCCTTCAGTTTTACGGAAGTCAGCCAGGTATTCCTGAGCAAATCGGTCTTCTGTAAGCTCTGATTTAGCTTTATCTACCTCATCATTATCAATATGGGGGTTGTCATACGTACTAAAATGGAATGATTTGTAGTCATCATCCTTACTTTCCATGTTAAACAGGTCATAAAAGTGGTTAAAGCCCTTGGGAGTGCTAATGAAGATACCTTCTCCCTTAGTGTCAGTCAGGGTAGGACGAATAATCTCATGCCAGTTCTCCCAGAAGTTACGCATAGATGCAATCTCGTCAATTACAATAAGGTCAAACTGCTGACCACGTAACGTATCAATGTTTTCCCAACCTCTTAGGACAATCATGGACCCATTAACCAGTACAATCTCCAATCTGGACTCATTTATGGTCATAGCAGACTGTTCACACTCTCGTTTAAGCTGTGCCCAACAAATATCCCTTGCTTGCTGGTAGGTAGGGGCAATATAAGCAATTCTGGAGTTCGGTAGAGAGGCTCTAGCCTTCATTTGGTCAACTACCATAAAGGTTTTACCAAAACGACGCCCACAACAAGCAACTCTGAACCGATGAGGGTCCATAGCAATCAATGCTTGACAGGGATGAAGTACATGTTGAGCTTCTGGGTTCATATTATCTATTTACTATCTCATTAGCCTTCTCAACTAGGAACATATACGCTTCCATGTTCCATTTTGCATCAGCAAGGGCATTATGTTCTCCTTTTACTTGCTTAGGAAGCTGTGGGTTTCCTAATTCATCACACATTTGTTTAATGTCGTTTGTATACATTGGGAAGTGGACTGGTAAGTTCATCATCGTTCCAAACAGTTGGCATAAAACTACATGGTCATAGTCTGCGTAGTACGCCCAAAGCTCCGATTTAGCAGTTGTGTCGTTACATATGAAGGCTTCTACCTCTATACGTATTTCCTCACGAGTTTTGTATAGTGATGGGGCATTTTCAAGTTTTGTGAGTACATTGTCTTTTACCCACTGACTTGCTTTACTGGCATCAAACTCAGTACTAATAGCGTAGTAACCTCTTCCGTCTTCTGAAACAATACCAATACTAATAAGGTCTATTGTTTTGCCATCTTCTATAAATTCTGTGTCGTAAAAATATTTCATATATTATTTTGTATTAAGAGCTATCCATAAACGGGCTACGGCAGTTTCTAGGTCTGGGTCTGTACATTTAATGTCCTTGTTGATAGTTGGATGGGGTCTGCCTTGGGCTAGAAAGGTCTTGGCATGTCGGTTGTATTTCAACCAACGAAAGTCCTCCCCACAAGCTGTAATTAGTTCCAAGAGGGTGGGAAGATAAGCACTATTATCATCCCAAACCTTTTTATTATCAGCTAGTGTAATGTCACTTTTAAATAAGACTGTGCCTATTTTGCTTTGAGGAAACCCTGCATCTTTTAGCTTTTTTGCTGTTTCGTAATTCATACTTTTTATTCTAGTTCTTCTTCTAGTTCTTTACTAGCAAGGATAAGCAACGATAAAAAGGCTTCTTTTTTCTCATTATCACCTGCTGGTAAGCTAAACTCTAGCTTTACAGTGTTCTCATCGTTTGCGTATTTGTATGTTTCGTATTTCATATTGAACAATTAAATAATGCTTTTTCTCCACGTTTCTTTTTTCTTATAATCTGTTCGGTAAGGACAGGATTTTCTTGTTTCGCCCAATTAAAGGTGTACCTACACTTAGGAAATCTAGTACAGCTAGTAAAGGGACCATAGAGTCCTTCTCTCCTTATGAGAGTGCCACCTTTGTCTGTATCAGTAGAAAGAGAACAAGCTGGACACTTATTACCATTTTTTGTTTTTTTATTTTCCATATCCCTTTTTTAATAATTTAGCTTTTCTCTTTTCTTCTTTTGACCAATCCTTATGTTCTTTATTCAAAGACCAACATCTAACCATCCCTCCACTAGAGATAGATAGATTACATTTGGAACAATGTATGTTTTTATACTGGTCAACAATAAGGAAAGAAGTACACCGAGGACATAATTCTTGTGTTGTAGTGTTGTCTATAGTTTCACCAAGTAAGGACATAGTGTTACTATTGTAGCACAGAGATGAATCGGGGTAGCTCACGACCCAAACCTTCCTTCAATGAAACGAATAGGTTGTAAAAGATACGGGACAATGAAAGACACGTATCACGATAGAAACATCGACTACATTCTCCATAAAAAGAACTAACTCATAACGCAGTTAGGGATATAGATAACATGGTTCAAATAAACCCTGGTGGGCGGAGTATTGTTCAAATAATGAGTCCTTTACAGTAAGTATCTTCTTTATAGTCTTATATAATGTTTAAGTATTATACTACTGTTGTAAAATGGTTTGACATCAATGTTACAGTGTTGCTAACACTATGAGGGGGGGGTGCTTAAGGGTAGGGGGGTGTCCATAACTTATCGGATTGATATAGTTCAAACACAGTAATAGCTAGTTGTCAAGGTGTTCATGGATAGGGGTATCAGCAGGTAATTGTGTAGCTGTTTCTGTTGCACTTTCAGTAGCTTTGAACCTATTAGCAGACTCCTGAGTTACATTGATTATCAGAGTTTTATCACCTTGCTTAGTATCAGTAAGTTTACCTTTCAACTTGTACGCCAGTGTGAGTTCACCTAACCGATTACCTTTCTTAGTTGTTATATCGCTCATTAGAGCCTTATTTAAGAACTCGTCAGTAATTCCCATTTCTTCCATAGCTACAATAAACCCCTTACTCTTCATTACTAGACTAGGTGATTCGCTTACACTCTTAGAATATCCAGCACTCTCTAGCACTCCGCCTTTAGTGAGATGTTCTGATATGTTTTTAACCGCTAGTCGCTGCCGTTTAGTTGGAGTGATGTTATTACTCTTTACAGGTGCTTTAATCATTGCAATACCATACCACACTTTTATCCCATTGTTTTAATGAAGCCGTGTGGTGAGTTGTAAGCGTAGTATAATGATTATAGGTAGTAGAGTGTGCATGATACAAGATAGTATAAGTGTGGTATAGCTAGTAATATGATACATAACCCTATGCGAACGTTTGCATTGTATTACAATATCTGATAGTATAAGAGAAGTAAAGAAGCTACTCCGGTAGACGTTCTCAACTTGAACCTTGACATCAATATAGAATAATCAATATAGCGTATCACGTGGTAAATAATTACATATTATGAACTACGCAAACATACTCGTTCACCTCATAACTACAGGGCAAGGATTCTGTAGTGTAAACGGTGCAATTGTAGACCGTTATGCTTGCCAGCAAGCCCTCAATCTTTCATGTAGTGATATGAATAAACTTGAACAGTTTACGGCAAGGCTTGATGATGATGATGTGAAAGACTTTGTTCAAGACATCAGAGATAAAAGAAAATAATTATGTATACATACATTTTTGAACTTACTGGTGAAAGTATATTGCTACAATCTTGCTACAGTGGCAAGCAAACTTTCGGAGCCACAGACTATAAAGACCATAGAGAGGACACTTTATCAATGTTAAAAAACAAAATTTTACCATTAAAGATATTTCAATTAGGTCATTTTTATGACAGCAATGGCGAACAAGTCGATACTTTAGTACTAAGTGGATACCATGGTGGATATACTGGTACTTTCCTATATAAAAGCGGTAAAAATGCTTTTAATAGATAAACTATTAGCAACGTAGCTATAGTGTAGCGATTGATTAGATATAACCTATAGAGTAGTGAGTACGTGCATAATATAAAAAAGAATTATGGGACAGTACTACAACGGTAAGAAAATTGGTACATGCGAAACGATGTACTATATGCGAATGGATGAAGCTGAAATTTTAGCAAGATGTAAAGCAAGTGATGATGATGGAATAACATTTCAGTCAATGCTTACAGATAATGCAACCATGTTTCGCTTTCCATTTCCACAAGAAG